ACAAAACCGTCTATCTAAATTTGCTGAGTGGAATGTATGACTATTGATTTTTCCCGTTATGAACACTTCGTTGACGCCGTAACGTCTGATGCTTCTAAAGATTTTGTTGCCCTTGCTGACCGTCTTGTTGAACTTGATGGAAAAGGTGCCAATATTGAGCGTCTCCTTACTGCTGGCGTTGGGATTAATGCTGAAGGTGGTGAGTTCCTTGAGATCATTAAGAAAATGGTATTCCAAGGTAAGCCTTGGACCGATGATAACCGAGAGCATCTTATTATTGAGTTGGGTGATCTTCTCTGGTACGTAGCACAAGCAACCCAAGCACTAGGTATTTCTTTTGATGAGGTAATCGCTACCAATGTTAAGAAACTTGAGCGTCGTTATCCTGATGGTGCCTTTGATATATACTTCTCTGAAAACCGTGCTGCTGACGACCGATGACTGCTAAATTTATTCTGTTTACCAAGGACTCCTGCGGTCCTTGTGGTCTGGTGAAGCGTTACTTCAACGCTCTTAAAGATGATCGTACCAAACTCATTGAAGAAGTCCAACTGGAAGACTTCAGTGATGAACCTATCCCAGAAGAGAACATTGCTCTTGCTAAGAAGTATGGTGTGACTGCCACTCCTGTTCTCATCATCGTTGATGGAGAGACAGAAGAACTGCTAGAGACCTACTCCAGCGGTATGCCTATCACCCAGAACATTCGTAAACTCTGGACCAAATATGGTGTATAGTTTCTGGATCCACCTAGTAGCATTCTTCCAAGTTGTCGTGATGAATTGTATTCAACCTGTCAACTGGAAGTATTGCTATCGGGTGGACCAGTGGTTGATCCCAGATCTTGTAGAAGGATATGAGATCTGGACACAAAAGAAACATCCTTATTCGCAGGAAAAAGAATATCTTAAAAGCATTCCTCCCTCTAAATAATTAGACGGGAGGTTTTTTTATGGCATACGAAAACGTAAAGGCATCCGAGATCTTATATCCTATCAAGACTAAGACTCAAAGAACTACCATGCAGAACATCTTTAAAGCTGCTGGTTCTAATGCAGTATGGAGAGTTGATAAGAATGTGTGGGATATGAGATATTTTCCCCTTCCAGACAAAAGGCGCAATTCAACTAAGCTGATTGTAATTAAGACGAGTGCCTCTACGGTCAACAATATCATTAAAGTATATAAGAATAAACCAAATACCGATACCTATAAACAAAGTGAGTATATAGACATTATTTTTAGGATTGGTCAGGATTATAACAGACCACAAAAAGTAAGGTTTGAAAAGACTGGTCAGTTAGTAGACTCCAAGGGAAAAACAATCTCTGATGCTACGATGACTGCTATGCAAGAACTTGGATCTGCATGGGTGTTTCATAGAGCATTTGAAAGAAATGGTGGATTTAATAACTGGGAACAAATTAAAAATGATTCAGACACTTATGAGGTTCTACAAGATATATGGAGAAAACTTGGTGATGTAGAAGGACCTGATGATGATTGGGTTGAAAACTTTTATGCACAAAGTAAAGCAGTCCTTGCAAATATCAGGAATGGAAGCTTTACTGAATTTACCCGTGGATCTTCTCACTCTAGTGTTACTGCTGCAGGTAAGAGTTATACACTGCCTGGCATGAAGAAGACTGATACCTTCATGGAATACATTAGTAAATTTGTGCATGAAAATTATGGTATAGACAAGAAAGATAACTGGGATCCTGCTGATATTTGGATGATTAGATATGAAGACAAGTATAGGAAAGCAATTGACGACACATGTAAGTTTAGTGGCACAAAAGGATCTCCTAGTATGCAAGCTCAGTTGTTGCAGTTGAATGCGATTCTTAGATCTGCCTATAAGAGGAAGGATATTGTTGGCATCTCTCTTAAAAAAGTGTCTGGAAAGGTAGCACAATTTCAAGCAGTTAATGTCAGTGGAAAGTTCTTACAGCAGAGAGAATTAGGAAATAAGTTTACACTAGAATACAAAGCGGGTAATGCACAATGTCCTTTAGGTGTTAAAACTACTAAGGACGGTGGTGTAACTATTGAAACTCAAGATAGTAGATTTTATGTTCATGATGGAGAAACCACTTATAATTTCCAGATCAAAGCAAACACCAGCACAAAGAAAAGTAATCTAAAATATGAGGCGACAGAAGAGGGACATGCAGCTGCTAGACTCGGTAAAGCAACAGTTGAAAAGGTTTTGAGTTTGATGGACCACTACAAATTGAAGTTCAACAAAGAATCAGACACTTACCCGTACACTCCTTCCGAGTTCCTTGCGAAGAAGGACACGTATGCTAAAATGATCAGAGATCTACAGAAAAAGGGCGTGACCTTTGGGCGAGGTGAAGATGTTGACAAAATGTTGGACACGTTGCTGTTCCTTTTTAACGAAGAACCATGGGTTGCCAACTCCAAATTACAGCAGATCACTTGGTTGCATAAAGTCATGAGTCTTTCACAAAAAGAACGAAATAGATTTGCTACAGACCTAGTATTCCTGTCCAAGAAAGAAGGAAAAGAATACGGACCATTTGGAAAGGTATACTGATGAGCAAGAACACACACCTGGAACACTTAGAAGACAGTATCCTTCTTGATGGTAAGCAAGGAGCAGCAGATGCATTCAAGTTCTTAGACTTGCTTGGTAAAACTTTTAGTGGATCTTCTAATAGTGGTTTTAAGATAACCACTAAGTGGGATGGAGCACCTGCTATATTCTGTGGCATATATCCTGGAACCAATCAGTTTTTTGTTGGCACAAAGTCGGTCTTTAATAAAGAGGCAAAGGTAAACTTTACTAATGAAGACATTGATAGAAACCATGGACATGCTCCTGGACTGGTTGAGAAACTGAAGGCAGCACTTAAGTATTTTCCTGATCTTGGTATCAAGGGAGTTGCTCAGGGGGATTTGCTCTTCACTAATGATAAGAAGAAAGAACAGATTGATGGGAAGCAATGTATTACTTTCCAACCTAATACAATTACATACTGCATCTCTGAAGATAACGAGATGTATTCCAAAGCAGACGCAGCTAAGATTGGAGTTGTGTTCCATACAACTTATACTGGCAACACACCAGATCAACTGTCTGCATCATTTGGATATGACATTTCTAAATTAAAAAATAATAAAAATGTTTTAGTTCTTAGCGCAGAGACTGATACTCTTGGCAAAGATACATTGCTTACTGCTCAGGAAGTTGAAAAGTTAAAAAGGATGAAAACTGCCAGTGCATCCTTGATACGTGTTGCTGGTAAGTTCCTAGATAAGGTAGCGGAACAGATCGAAGCAAACGATCAACTTACAGTAGGACCCAGATTAAAAATCTTCTTCAATACGTATGTCAGACAGGGACGACGAATTAATAGTGCTGCTAACTTTGTACGTGATTTTGAAAAGTATTTTGAGGAAGAAGGAATGAAAGCTGCTGCCAAGGTCAAGACACCCAAGGCAAAAGCAACAAAACATATGAAGACGTATGCAGGTCTAGACTTCATAGAAGAGAATAGATCCGCACTCCTTAAGACGGTGGCACTATATACTACGTTGCAAGGAGCGAAACATCTATTCATCCGCAAACTTGAGAAGGGCGAAAAGTTTGGAACTTATCTCAGATCTGAAGATGGATATAAGATCACCGCACCTGAAGGATATGTCGCTATCACTGAAGGAAATAAGGCGGTAAAACTAGTTGATAGATTATCATTTAGTGTTGCTAACTTCAACGTATCTAAAAACTGGGTAGCAGGAGATGGCAAATGAAGGCAGCAGTGTATTGTTTTGGTAGATTTCAACCACCTACGATTGGACACGCAAAAGTGTTTGATGCAGTTGCAAATGCTGCTAGAACATACAAAGCTGATGCTTATATGTTTGCTAGTCAAACTCACAAGAAAACAAGATATGACAATGAAAAGTCTAATCCGCTATTGTATGATATAAAGATGGGATATCTCAAAAAGATGTTTCCTCAGTATGCAAATAACTTTGTTGTTGATAAAAAGATAGTAACATTTTTAAATGCTGCATCGTGGTTGTATATGAAAGATTACACCCACTTGTATATGGTGGCAGGATCTGATAGAGTGAGTAGTTATACAGAGAAACTAAACCAATATAATTGTCAACCAGATAAAAGC